TCCGTCACCGCGAGAGCTTCAATTTGTGAACAACCAACAAGGAGGGGCATCATAATCAGCAGTATTCTAGCCATTGGCATCTTCCACCTCATTTAATAATTTATTAAGCTCGTTAGCTTCTTCTTTAATAATCATTGCTTCAATATTCTTCGCCTCGATTTGATGCCCCTCCTTGTTGGTTGTTCACAAATTGAAGCCCTCGCGGTGACGGAGGGTGACAATGCGTTCGCCTGTTTAAAAGGGGAGTCCTCTGCCACAGCAGGGGTATTCGGTGGCAGTGTCAGTGGGATTACCGTGGAAGTCCCCGCAACTGTGGATACATCCCGCTGGACGGCTCAGGACTGGGCTACCTTGGCAGAAGTTTGTGATTGAAAATGTCGAAATTTCTGGCTCTGTTTGTAGGCATCGTAGCGGGACTGATTCCCGTACCCCTGCATTCTTCTTTAGTTGAAATAATAATGGAAGAAAACAGTATGGAAAAGCTGATTTCCACGCTTAAACGGCATGAAGGGGTTAAGACTCATGCTTACCGTGACACCCTCGGAATCCTCACTATTGGCTGCGGCAGGAATATTAATAACAGCACAAAGCACAAGGGGATCGGGATCAGCATTGATGAAATCGACTACATGCTCCAGAACGATATTGAGCGCACCATTAAGGAGCTAAGTCAGGAATATGTTTGGTTCAACGATATGGAGGAAGGCGCTAGGCGGGATGGGATTATTAATATGCACTTTAATCTGGGCAGGTTTCGGTTTGCTGGATTTAAGAAGGCGATTGCCCATATGGAGAATGGCTCCTACGATGCCGCTGCCACGGAATTTCTGGATAGTCGCCCATAAAATGATCTGACATCGCCCGCGCCACCTTCCTGTCTTTCTTGCGAAACGCTTTGGCAGGGTCAATGTAGTCCTTACCCGAATTCGCAAAGTAGAGCATCGTCTGACTCTTGCTCGGGCCGTAAAAAAATCTAGGAATTGTGGCAATTAAGTCAGACCCGCGTACACAGGATATCTGCTTGTCCAATTGTATAGACCGCTTGAACCCCTTAAAAAAGACATTAGGCTTACCAAATGCGACTAGGTTTAGATTGGGATGTTTCCCGCTTAACTTTGCTACTGACAACTCAGCAAGAGCGCCACCCAGACTATGACCGCAAAACAAGGTTCGCTTCTTAGGATGAAGGTGTTGCTTGATCTTGCCCCAGACTGAGAGATGGGCAGCAACGAAACCACCGTGGCAAAGTCTTCTAGCGTAAGGTACAGGCACTGCACTCAGGTTAAATAACCAATCATGCAAACTTTGAGTACCGCGAAAGCAAACAATATCTATCGTGCGCCGTTTTATGATAAAAACTGTCGTGGAAGTGAGCTTTGATTCAATTTTAATCGAACCGGGGATATCGTCGTCATACGCCTTCTTTGAATAACGACACGCCGTATCAAGCAATATCGGATCAAGTTTCAATTACTTATTTCCCTCTTTCAATATTGCCAAGCGTTGCTATCGCATTAGACAAGTTCAAAGCTGCCTGTGAGTATTTCATTGCTGCATCGTGATTCTCTGATTCTTCTGCTTTTCTTGACAGCTCAATTATGCCCAAACGCATGTGTACTTCAAATCCAGCAATTTTTTTAAGATCATAATCTTTATCAGTCATAGGGTTCTAACTCCATTTGAATGTAATAAGGCGATTAAGGCCCGCCGTTGCCTTTAAAACTATTAATTGTCATTGCAGGTTGAAGAACGTCCCAACAACCACAATCAACAAAATCCAAAAAACCCGCTCCCCGAATTTAACGGCAGGCGAGATCAATTGGATTTTCTTGTCCATAGAATTTACGCGTTCTTCGATGTCCTCTTGACGGTTAAACATCGTCACCATGCGCTCATCAATACGCGCAACAGTAATTAAAACGTCCTGTAAATCTGAGTGCATTGATGGCTGTCTAGGGGGCATAACAAGTCCTTCCGAGGTTTGTTAGGCCAACGCGTCTAAGTCGGCATGAGTCGAGCAAGCATTAACAGCAGTAAGTTTTGCGTCTTTAACATCCTTGGCTGTACTGACTGCGGCGGCATCACCAGAGGCATCCGTCACTTCAAGCTCGGTCTGCTCATTGGCTACTTGCTGATACTCAGAGTTAGCCTGACCAATCAACCCCTCTTTACGCTGCGCTATCGTCAAATCTTCCACGCCGTAAACAATCTCTACCGGATCAGCAGTAAGATCAAACGTATGAGCAGTATAGATTTGCTTGCCGTCAGTAATTTCAGGACGCACTTCAATGGCTGATTTCCAGCCAGCTTCATCCAAGGGAGGCGGCGTATTCCAAACCTGTGTTACTTCGTCATCTACAACTTTTACAAATAAAGACATATTAGTCTCCTTTCCCGCTCATTTAACTCTCCGTAACGCTTGCTTCTTTTCGTTAAGGGCTTTTTTGATTTTGGCAAAAGGAGCTTTCCAATCACCAAATGTCTCTTGCCGCATTAATTTCATGGTGTCGTAGTAAGGGCAGCTATCGCCCTCCTGTGCATATAAGAAGTAAGGCATGACAGGGGTAACAACCCAAGTCTCCACCCCCATCGAAGCCGCTAAATGACTGACCGAGGTACAGGACGAGATCACCAGATCACATGAGGCAGTAGCCTGTCGGGTGTCTTCCCAAGTATTCAGTGGAACTTTCTCAACCCACGGTGGACATTCCTCCACAGCTTCATCACGCTGCAAGGAGATAAACTCTGCATCTATACCCTTCACGGCATTGAACATCAGTTCATAGGGGAACTTCTTGTGGTGTTCGTGTTCAAACGCACTCTGCCCCTGCCAGCGCAGACCAATGCGCTTACGGTAGCCTCTTATGGCTTTGGGCTTGGTGATATAAGGCGTACCAGATAAATCTTCTAATTCAAAACCCAGCGGAACAACAGCCGACATACCCTGCACATAGAAGTCGTGGTAAGCCCCATAACACGCATCATGCTGAACAACAGAACTTACCCCCTCAACATCGATGAACAATGATGCAAGTTGACCAGAACAACATACGATTACTTTACATCCGCGCTCGGCAATAGACTTGGCATAACGCACCTGATGGATTTGATCGCCCAGACCACCCTCCAGATACAACAGCACTGTGCCTTTAGTCTTGCCATCCCACGGCCTAGTAGGGACATCAGGAACTGTATTTCCAAACACCCCCTCTATTCGCCCACGAGCCATTAACTGATAACCTTTCTGTATCTCTCCCTGACGCAACAAGTACCATCCACGGTTATAGGCCGCTCGATGGTTATTAGGCTCCTCCTGCTCCAGCTTCCGGCTTAAACGCCAGCCTTCGGTAAAGTTACCCATCTTGGACGCAGTTAGCTGAAGATCAAGGTCATGCAATTCAGGAGTTGTGCGCGGTTTATCCAGCCAGAACTCAGGTTGACAGAAGATAGCGTAATGATGTTTTAGTACGTCTTTGGGGTCTTCGTTGTGCTGCTTGGCAAGCACAGGCTGAATATCGTGCATACCTTCGTAGCCATGTAGCTCTTCGTCATCTTCCTGAACGCTAGTCCCGTCAATTGCCGTGAAGTCATAATCGAAATCAGGCAGGTCTAGGAATTCGTGGATGCGCTCAAGCTGTGCTTCAGGCTCGGCAACAAGGTCTTCGTATTCAACGAATAAAAAACACTCAGGTGCAACCGCATAACCCTTTTGCAGAGCCATATATGCCATCTTGAGATGGTTACTGAGAACTGCCGAATAGATAAACTCGTCAAGGTCATCAGGTTTAGCCACGCGCACCAAGGAAGCCATGCAGTCAGGTATGGAACGCACCGTAGCAACGATCTTGGGCTTTTTCCCAAGCACCTGTGTCATTGCGTTCAGGATTGTCGGAATAGGCCAGCCTCTGCCCTTGTCTATAATGACAGGCTCCTCACAATCTTCGTAAAACGTGTCAATCACCGCGCCCATAATCTGGGCCAGTTTGGTTCGCTCCTTATCGTTCTCACCAAGAAGTTCCTCTGAATGCCATACGTTAGCCAACACATCCAAAGCAAACACCAGACCTGACGTTGTAGAAACATGGGTCTGCTTGTTCTGGTTGAGGATCGCTGCCAGTACCGTAGAACCGGAGCGGGGTACACCTGACATGAAATGTATTTGTTTTTTCATACTTATGAATTGCTGATCGCTGCTGTTCCGTAAGCATACTGGGTCACTGTACCAATCCAATCAGTTTTAGAACCTATTTGAACAGGAGAACTGCGATTAAAGCCAGTTCCATCACCTAATGATCCCTGAAAATTATTCCCCCAACAATATAACCTCGCGTCTGCTACATTAGTACCAACAGTAGCGCCGGTATTACCGTTGCCCGTTGATAGTGAAGTGCTAAGCCATGTAGTCAGTGCGCCCACCTGTACTGGCGATGACTTATAAGTGGTGTTGTTTATACCCAATTGCCCAGTGCTGTTGTTCCCCCACGCCCAGATAGTGCCATCAGTTTTAATAGCCACAGAAAAGTATCTGCCTGCTGCCGCTGCAAGCCATGTGGTTAACGCCCCTACTTGTACTGGTGATGAATACCTAGTTGCACTTGCACTGCCGTTACCTAGTTGACCGGAGCTGTTCTGCCCCCAACTAAATAATTTTCCGTCTGTTGTAGTGGCTACGGTATGCCCCCATCCAATACTCACTGAAGCCCATGTGGTAAGCGCACCAACCTGTTTTGGTGAAGAATAACTGGTAAAGTTTCCTAGACCGGGTTGACCATAGTATCCGTATCCGAACGTCCAAAGAGTTCCGTCTACCACCACACCTCCACTCGCGCGACCATCAGTAGTCATTTTTGTCCAAGTCGTCAAAGCACCTACTTGTACCGGAGAAGAGCGATCGGTAGTAGTGCCGTCACCTAGTTGACCTTTATTATTGTTCCCCCAACCCCAAAGAGTTCCGTCGGTTTTTACGGCTAAAGTGTTTTTGTAGCCAGTGTTGACGTCGCTCCATGTAGTGAGTGCGCCAACCTGAACCGGAGATGAGTAATTAGTGGTATTATTTGTACCTAGTTCACCCTCAGTGTTCCCACCCCAACACCATATAGTGCCGTCTGTTCGGATGCCCGATCTATGAAAGTACCCTGCCGATCCGGTTAACCAGTTAGTAGTAGCGCCGACTGCCGTTGGTGAGCTTCTAAGGGTAACATCACCAACTCCCAGTTGACCTAGATTATTGTAGCCACAACTATAAAGGATTCCGACGTATGTTATTGAATTACTCGCAGAACTTTCGGCACTGTTACCAAGCGAGTTTACAGCGTGAACAGTAAAGGTGTAAGCAGTGCCGGTTGTTAGCCCACTAACCGTTATAGTTCCTGAACCAGCTTGGCTTAGTGTGCCAGTGATACTTCCGGGGGTAGAGGTAGCTACATAAGAAGTAATGGTCGCACCACCATCATCTGCTGGCGCAGTATAGGCTACTGTGGCTGATGTTGAGCTAGCCGCAGTAGCCGTGCCAATCCCCGGCGCACCGGGGACAACAGCAAAAGTACGAAAGGCTCTGAAAACGCCTATAAGAGCGCC